GGATGCGGTAGTTGCAAAAACATTTGGCCGCTCAACGCCACATCAGGCTTATGATGAGCCATTAGCCCTCTGGTGGAAGAGCCGGAGCAGGTGGACGGCTACAGGTAGTTCGTCCCAGCGTGACAAGGTGACACTGCCAGACACAGGGTCTAAGATGGCAAGACCAAACAAAAAATCAGTTGCTGAAGCACTACAAACCAACGACTTACTAGCCGCAATGGCAACCACAAGAGGCGAATTCCGTGGGTCAACTAAACCTGAACCCGGATTCAAGCAACGGGCACTGTATGCCCAGGACGACTTGACCTACTTGCGAGATGCTTTTGTCAGCAGGGACATCGAAAAACGTATGGTTGGGAGTGGCTTGATGGCACGTCAGGGGGCGGCAGATGTAGTGGAATGGGTGCGCGAGGCAGAGCAGACTGGCACACACGAACACTGGGTTTCACTAGACTACACAGACTTCAATAAGGAACACAACAGCTGGGAATTGGGCCTGGTGGATTGCGCAGTGGGTGCATCTGCTCCCAATAGTAACATCAAAACACGAAACCAACGTGCCCTGCTGGCTGCAATTTCAGCCAAAGCAAGGCAGCGGTGCTTTGTCCGCAGGCACGGGCACTCTGTACGGACGTTTAGTGGACTATTTTCAGGACACCGCAACACCGCACGCGACAACACATTGCTGCACGCGGCTTATAGCGCCACCGTCATAAAGTGGGCTGAAGAAAAATTCCAAACCACATTCGGACACAATTGGGTTGGAATTTGCGGAGATGATGAGGACGCAAAGCGGTCTGGATTGGCCAAAACCGCGGTGTACCTGGCAGCACACCAGCTGTTTGGGTGGACACTCAATCCACGGAAACAACTGGTCTCATTCCGCTGGCACGAGTTCCTGCAACGCTTCGCAGGGGCAGGTGCCGACCCATCGAAACCACTGGCTCGCAACCTGAGTGCTCTCTCAACAGGCAATTGGTACACCATGCCAGGAAAATACTGGGACATGGCAATACAGGCAGTCACTGACTTTGGAGCCGAGATGGTAGCACGCGGAGCCAATTGGAATTACACCAGGCGCCTCCTAGCCGGCTACCTGGACACATATTTCAATGATGGCAAGAGTAAGCGCGTGTGGCACAAGGAGGCTGCAAAGCTCAACAGACTCTTCTGGGAAGACGCAGAACTTGATGCTTGGGAGTCAAGCACACAGCAGCCCGAGCAGGTGAAGACTGAAGCAAACTATATTGACCAACTGCCATCCAATGCAGTGCAAGATATGATAGAAAGAGACTGGCAGATACTCGTCCACTTGCCCAAGCCAGATCTGCAGCGCATAAAAAAAGCATGGCTCACGGACTCACATGCATCAATAGTAAACCCAACCACTGGGAAGACAAACCAACAGGCATACTTCAACAGCCTGCCACTGAGGCGCTCTCACACACTTGTGAGGGCAACTGGGCGGCCGACACCACGGCTGACAGCATGGCCCCGCTTAACAGCCACTGGAAGCACACGCACTGAGCTAAACCAGAAGGATCTGCTAAATCGCGTAGGCCTGGACAGGCGTGTACTTGAGGCGTTGGGCGGCTGGGAGCAGCTGCACTGGCATGGGCTGGGGCATCTAATGCAATATTGGGAACCCACTAGGCCATCGACAATCAAACCAGATAAGTTCTGTGACTGGGCCATACTAGCTCACTACG